CGTGGCTGCCGGTCTTAATCGGGTTGCCCTGCGTGAACACGTAATCGCTTTGAGGCATATTAGGCCAGGCTGATCCCCCACTTGTCACTTAGGTAGGACTCCACATCGCTTCGCTGCGAGTCCGAAAGGTCGTGGTTGTACACCAGCACCTCTGCAACGTCCCCGTCCATCGCCCTGCTGGAGTCGCTCGGGTCTGCGCCGAGGAACGGCGTGTCGTCCCATTCTCGGGCGTCTGCCGAAACACGCTCGTCCCGGAGCGCCCCGTTCTCGAAGGCTTCCCCGTCCTGATTCGATGAAACACGAACCGTATAGATGAAGTGCGAGAACGGTTGTCCCCGTGAGAACTGGAGGTTATCGTCGTTGTAGTGAAACTCGATATTCCCGCTCCGGTGAAACACGAGAACTCGGTCGTTTGTCGTGTCCTCGTCTATCAGCATCGTGTTCCCGTTGTCCCCGGTTTCGGAGTACACCGCGATGAACGTGTACGGCCAGGAGTTTGCGTATCCGGTCGGGAGGCTAAACCAGTCGTTTCCGTCGAACCGGACGACCGACTTCCCGTTGAGCACACCTGTCCGGTATGTAGGGTCCCCGTTCTGACGCTCGAAGTCGTTACCCTCGCCGGACTGATCGGTGAAGGTTTCGACCGTTTCTCCGTCGTTGAGTCCGGAGAGGGCGTCAGCATCAAGCCACCACTCGAGGCCGGATATGTCGTCAGGGGAGAACCCAGATACCTGCCCGGACTGCGTTCCCTCACCTTCAACCGTCAGACCGCGGCCGGAGACGTTGAGCCCCCCCATTTCACTCCACCACGTAGGCGAAGAGCCCGCCGATACCGTCGGTCGTGTAGTTGTTCCCGGTCGCGTTGTCGATTCGGAGCTTAAAGATTGAGAGGGAGCCCGAGGCGTTCCCGTGAGAAGCGACCGGTGAGCTCGTGTTCTCGGTGTTCACCGTGTTTTCACTTGCCTGGACGGTGTCGCCCCCGTCGAGGAGCTGTACCTGGAGGCCGGTCGGGGCCGTCCCGTCGGCGATCTTGTACGCCCCCCACCGGTACACCTTGAGGGACTCCCCGTCAGGGACCGGGACGGAGATTTCGATGCTTTCCGTGTCCTCGAGGAGCGCGGTCGGGAGGTTCCCGTTCGGGGAGTCGACCAGGTCCTGGATTTGGCTCTTGCTGACGCTCACGTCCAGGGTATAAATCCGGTAGTCCAGGACGACGTCGTTCCCGGACCCGGGGTCAGTATCCCACGCCGCGTCGATGGTAACGTCCTTCTCGGAGTTGGTGTCGTCCCAGGCCTCACCCCAGGAATAGTCCCAGGCGTAGTTGGCTGCGAAGGACGGGTCTGCGTCGACGCCGACCTCAACGTATAGGTTCGCGGTCTGGTCCGTGGTCACTCCTGCGACAGTGTTGCTGGTCGCTGACCCGCCGGTGTGCGTGAAGGTCCCGCTCGCCAGGACGGTCACACCGGCAGCATCCGAGTCGACGGTGACGGTCCCATCCCCGTTGTCGGTCGCGGTGAGGTCCGCCCCGAAGTCGAGACCGGTTGCCGGGTCCAGGACCGTCCCCCCGTTGTCCTCAACCGAGATACCTCCGCCGGCCCCGCTCCCGCCCGCGGTGAACCAGTTGGTTCCGTCGGAGCTGACGATCAGGGCCCCGTAATCCGACTCCATCGTATTGCTCGCCCCCCCGTCGATGTTCTCGGACCCCTCGGTGTTGAGCGTGATCGCGTTCGTCCCCGCGGCTCCGCCGACGTCCACGATGCTGACGAAGTTCCCGTTGTTCGCGTCAGCCGACGCCAGGGTGACCGTAACCCCTCCACCGCTGGTGTCGACCAGGAGGACCTCCTCTCCGGAGGTGGTCACGTCTGCAGTGTGCGGCCCGGTCGTCAGTCGCTCATCGTCCAGCTGCTGTCGAGGAACGTGACCCTCACTGGTGTCCCAAATCGGAGTCCCCGCGTCCACGAGGTCGTTCCCGTCGACGTCCATATCGCTGATCGACGGGAGCGCGAACGGTGAGTTGAGCTCGGTCAGGGTGATCGCTCCGGCGGAGATGGAGAGGGTGGCGCTCCCCCCGAGGCCGATGCCGGCGTTCGTCGTCGTCAGGGCGGTCCCGGCGTTCACGGTGATCGTGCTGTTTGCCAGGTCCGAGTTGGCCAGCGGGTACGCCGACGCTTCGGTGTCGGTTGCGATATCGAGCGGGTAGGCCGTGATTTGAGCTGCTTCCTGGAGCTCATCGAGCGCGGCGTCGACGCTGCTGATCCCGTACACCCCGGTACTGTCGTCGTAGTGAACCTCCTCGGCCTCGTTGGAGAACTTCGCTCGCCAGTTGAGGATGTTCGAGCTCCCGATGTCAGTCGCCCCGGCCGGGGCGTACACGATGGCCAGGAGCATCTCACCGCCCGCGATGTCAGGTGGGGTCGGGTACTGCTCGGCGACCCCCTCGTGGACGGTGATCGTCTGGTCGGCGGTGTCGAACGCGACCGTATCCCACCTGTCGTAGGTGGCGTCCCCCTGGGTGAGGGTCGCGGCCGGAGCGGCCCCGCCGAAGGTGTACTCGGTCGCAACGTAGTATGCGGTCCCGGGCGCGACGTCGATCTCGAGGGCGTTGGTCCCGTCGGTCACCTCGAGGTCGCTGTTGGTGAGGACGCCGTTCCCGGCCAGGGACTCGCTGATCGCCCGGAACTGTACGTCGAAGAGTGGCTGGCCCTGCGGGGCCTCGAGCTTGGGAGCGGATGGCATCTCTTACTCCGTAGATTTGTACCCATACCCGGCCGCGGAGCCCCGCTCCTATATGACCCGGATTTGAGCCCCGCCCTGGAACGGGAAGGCCTCGGTCTTTTCGAACGCGTCGAAGGTCCCGAACCAGACCAGGTTCCCGTCGAAGTCGAACACCCCGAGCTCGCTCACGTCCAGGGGCTGCTCCGGGTCGGGCTCGCTCTTGTACCACTTCGTGTACGCCCGGACGGTCTCATCGCCGGCCTCCCGCTCGGCGAGCTTCCGGTCCTGCTCGTTGGTGAGGGAGGTATCCGACTTCTGCGGGTCAGCCGTCCCGGTCCCGAGGGCCACCTGGTACAGCCCGACGGTCTCCTTCTGCAGCTGGATGGCGTCGGCGATGCCCTTCTCCCCGGCGTTCGTTATCACCGAGTCCCCGATGCCGGAGCCGTTAAACTCGAAGGTGATCCCTACCTTGAGCTCCTCGTCGGCGGCCGGGTTGACCGCGGTGGTTGTCAGCCGACACATAAGCGTCCCGTCCTGATCCTCAACGCCGTACTCGGTCACGACGTCACCGAACTCCGAGAAGAGGAACGGAGCCCGTGCCCGGGTGACGTTCGAGGCGTCCTTCATTCCGAACGCGAACGCCGACCCCTCCTGGGAGCCGAGCGATGAGTCACCGGTTCCGGCGGACGTCGAGCTTGTACCGACCGCCAGGGCCGCGAGCCCGATCTGCCCACCGGCCAGGGCGTCGATCACGGTCCCGCGACCCCCGCTCGTGAACTCACCCGACTCCTCGGTGTCGGTCACGAGCGTCCAGTCGCCCCGGTTGTCACCGAGGCCTCCGCGGCCCATCGCCTGGGCCGGGTCCGGGTGGCCCATTATGAGTGTCGACCGGAGTGGACGGGTGTACACCTCGATGCCGACGGTCACCTCCACGGTGTTCCCGGTGAACACGTAGTCGCGGGTTGCGTCAGAACTGACCTCGATGGCGTATCCCTCGAGGCGCTTCCTCCCGGAGCGGTTCTCCGCGACCGTCTCCTCGATTCTCCTGGGCATTATGGAACCAGCCCCGTTGGGATCACCGTCACCGTGATCGGTTCAAGCTGCGCGATGCTGACTTCGACGCTCACCAGCTCCTCGAACGTGTACGTGAACTCCACGGTAGTGGACTCACCGTTGAGGAGGAAGATTGGGCCCTTGGCCTTCTCCACCGACCCGTCAATCTTGAGCTGCGGGTAAGCGTCACCGCTCACGTCCCCGATGTTCTCGAGGTCGCAGCTGATCGTGATTTCCTGATACCGGTAGGGCGTCTCGTCGCTCACCTGGAGGTTCGTGTACGACATAAGCGGCTCCCCGGTCTCCACCAGGCCGGACTGCGAAAACTCGATGCGGTTCCCGATAATCTCGG